AGTTCCACTTGTTTACCTGGAACAAAGTTTGAGAAAGACACCGCATAATCGGCTGCAACGTTGGCACGGAGAACAGCATTGTTTGCAAAGTCAATTGTAATTGCAGTTTGTGCGGCTGCAAAAAGACGGGGTGCATAAATGAAACCTTTTTCTGGGTAAACATAACCGTCAAAGTGTACAGCATCGCCATTGAAAGATGCAATTTCTTGTACAGTGTTCGAACCATTCGGAATATTATAGAAAACAATTTTCGAACCACGTGCAGTGTCTGTGTAATTTTCTGTTGCAACGACATCAATACGACCAACACCAAGTGGTGCAAAACCTGTTGTGCCCCAACCGTTACCAGCCATTCGCATCAACACATCATTGTTCTGTGTTGCTGTTGGTGATGCTACTGTACCACGTGCAGAACGACCAGCAACTAAGCTATAAGCCGAACCATCTGTACTGAATGAATCATATATGATACGAGCAGGTATATTTGCTCTACCAGTAACATGTATCATTGTTCCCGATTGAGAAAGCGGTTGCACAGTTGCTGTTGCTTTGATGGTGAGTGCCGCTTCTGTTGCACCGAATGTTGAGTTCGCTAATACAAATGTTCCATTGACAAAGCCATCACCTGATATATAAAAATCACCAGCAGTGAGTACACCATTAGTATTTGCGATTGCCGAGTTTGCTTTGTTGAAAGCGGCTTGTGCAAAAGTAGTTTGTGTTGTGTTATTGGAAGTAATAGAGCCATTGAGTGTTGAAACGTTGGAGGTAATTTCACCACGGAGAGTAGCAACGTTTGCCGACACTCTTGTATTGATTACTGAGTTAGCTGATGTGGCATTTGCAGTCACAACTGAGTTGATTGAGTTTGACCAGATACCAGTCGAGTCGATGTAGCCAACAATGTTTTGTGTTTGTAGACCGCCAACAACAAAGTTAACTTTACCTGTTGCGTTTGTTGTACCAATCGCTAAGTTACCTTTGTTAGCTCCTGAAGATGAAATATACAGATAACCATCATGTTCTTTTGTTGCTGAGAATGTTGGGTCCGAATATGCCGAACCATTCAAACCCATGTCCAAGAAATGGTCTGTGTCATTACCATCGTCAGCAGTAATAACAAAGTCTCCCGAACCATTTGGATTCAAGTTCTCATGGTTAACTTGCGTGTACACACTGGAATTTCCTGTGAACTGTGCTATAACATTTGGTAAAACTGTGTGATTGTTACCAACAACAAGGTTATTATTTGAATAAAGACCGGCAGCCAGTGTTGTGAGTGTAATCTTACCAGTAATATTGGTTGGAATGTCAACACCAACCAGCACGGTATTTGCCGTGTTGGAATTGACTGTAGTAATTGCTGGTAAGTCCGTGATTTTTACTGTTGCCATTTTTTATCCTAAAATTATTGTTCTTCCGTCTTGTGTCGTAATCTCTCTATTATCCTGTGTTAACAGTTCTGGATAATAGATTGTACCAAGAGAGTTATAGAATTCTACATTCGATGTTACTAATGTTCTACCAATTGAAATGTTTGCAGAATTGGATGAGAATGGTATTGTTGTGTTGGCAAAAATAACGTTGTTTGAATATTCAACATACGTTACTGTACCGTGGAATGTACTTGCACCATTTACAACTCTAATTCTATCTCCAATAAACACAATATCACGCATCTTGTTTGCCGTGTTACTGTACTCACCGTTGTTGATAACATCATACTGATTCGTCACTGACCGTATATTTATTCTATTGTTGGAGGTGAGAACGTTTGCTGTTGCAACGTTTGCAAAAGATAAGTATACATTGTCACGAATCACAGCGGTGTTACTTACATGATTCACAGAAATAATTTCCGAGAATACATTTGGTCCGTATCCATATATCAAAGAAACTAATGAGCCTGGTAAAGCGATGTTTGCAATGTTTGCACCAACCAACGCATCAAATTTAATAATGTTGTTACTTGTATTCTCGAAAGTAGAATACATAGCTGCATTTGAACCTGGATCACCAGTATAAAAACCTAATGTATGTGTATTAGATTGGAATGATTCTTTATGAATATCAATTGTTTCTTGAGACTTAAGCGCATTGATTGGAATAACTTTTGTGCCTGATGGATGCAATAATTTATAAAGAACTTCTTTGTACGCATCAAATGACTTCTGTACAACCAAATTATAGGTGAAATTATTATAGTCTTCATTCTCCAAAATTTGATTTGAACTTGGGAAACCATCATCATTCAGATATTGACCTGTACCAATAATCAAACCGTTTAAGAACTTTGCTGTTGCCACAGCCGCACCGTTACCATATGTTCTGATACCATTTTGATAGATGAATTCACCAGAGGATACGTTTTGTGTTGTGTAGGTATTCGCTAAATCAAGGAAAAGATTTGCACCCAAAGCACGGTCTGTAGACTTTAACTGGAGGTTTGTTTTGGTATTTGAACTGTAGTTATAAACTCTTAGAACATATTTTGAATTTGCCTGAATGGCATCAGATTCTAACAATGTAATTGAATCAACATATGCTTTAAATACGGCAGTATTTACGTTTGCACCTTGATAAATTAAATCACCGTTCTTAATGATATTTGTGGGTGAAACGTTCGTAACAACCAAGTCACGAACTTTGAGTGAAACTCTAGGTGCTTCAATGTAATCTTCACCAAAATTTTCAATAACAAACGATGTAATCGCACCGATACCACGTTCATCAGACACTGGAGTTAATTGAGCACCATCACCAAGAACAGTGTTCACTCTAATAACTGCACCAGAACCACCAGATGATACAACATTCAATGTCGGTAGGTTTGTCTGTATATATCCCAAACCTCCTTTTGGATATGTCGTTACATTTGTTGTTGTGTTTGAGAAATTATATTCAGTTTTAATAATTGAACCTGTTGCATTAACAGTGACGTTCGCATTTGCACCTACACCACCAGCAGAGTTGGTGAAGGTGATGATATCACCGTTTGCATAACCTGTTCCAGGTGTAACAATTTGAATTGGTCCTAGAATACCAAGACTTGCAAGATAACCTTTTATTTTCAAGTTCTCTGTTGTCTGCGGATCAGTTGTATCGAATAATGAAAATGCTCTGACTGATGGTAGCGAGGTGTATCCTCCACCACCATTGTTTAATAAAACGGTAGCAATTGGATATGTTGAGAATCCGGTAAATGTAAATGCATTTGCGAGAGAACACACTGAGTTTGCTGCCACGTTTGCTGGGAAAAATGGATAAGAACTTGCATCAATTCTTGTTGCAGCAAATAGTGAGTTGCTCATGAAGTTTTGTGGAATAAATGCGACATTTATTTCACCGGCAGGATCAACAGAAGAAACGTTTGCAATAGCACCTGAACCTCCACCGCCAGATATTCTAATGAATGTGTTTGGATCTTGTCTATACCCATATGAACCATCAACAAGAGTAATATCACGGAGAGAACCTGATGTTGTTTCATAAACAAATGCTGATGCACCAATACCTGTTGGTGTGTTTAGACCACCATAAAAAACTACTGGGTCTCCAGAATATGTATCGGATCTGCCCTTATAAAGTTGTCCACGTTTTTTAGAATCAATGTTGATGGCAGAAATAGAACCTAGGATTTTTGCCTGTAGTTTTGTTGCACCAACTGTGTTTTCAGGAACAACTTTAGAATCTTTAAAATATAAAATTTGATTGTTGTTATCAACTACAACAACATCTTCACCTGATTGAAAAAGTCTTTCAATGTTTGAAATGTAAATTTCTGTTCTATTTCCAACAGAAACACCCCTCTCAATAGTAGCAATGGATTTTGAAGTTACACCAAATAATCTATAGTTTTCAATTGAAAGCCATTGTTCATCGTTTGTGGCAAGCCTCAGACTTTTTGATACGTACCATTTACCATCAGATGCCTTGAAAATAACATCACGTGTGAGGAAAATATCGGCATCGGAATTGTATAAAGCACGGAACAAAAATTGATAAGATGCTGGTGTACCTTTACGTGAGTATAGTTCTTTAGCCGCTCTAATCAGTTTGCTTTTGTCCGCAAGACAATCTACGGGAAAATTTGGTAAAAATTGATTGATATAGTAATCAATAAACTTATTAAATGTTTCACCAGGTTCTACAAAATTTAAATCTTGATAGTTTAAAAGATTCTGTGTGCCATAGATGACACCTTCTTTACCTAAACCTATGTTTTGTTGTTCCATCCATTCATAATATGCCTGGATAAATGCAACAAATGTTTGATAGTTATCGTCCGACCTGATAAACTCAGGTAGCTGATAAGGAACCTTTAACGAGGTTTTTTTGGCGAAATCAGTAGTCATTATTGTATACTAACATTTACTGTGATTGCTTCTGGATCAAAACTATCTGTAGCGATAATTCTATTATATGTAGATGAAACAATGGTTGAATCTGGTACCACAGAAATTGTAAAACGACCTAAATCATTATTGACCGTTAGTGGTGAAAAATCTATAAGTGTAACTTTACCTGTGGAATAATTAATTGTTCCTGCATTAGCATTGGAAATAGTTTTGATATTATTTAAATAATAATATGTTCTTAGTGTACCTTCGACACCCTCCAAAATTGGTGATGCATATGCCAACCCACCTGAAGTGTCTCCGTCCTGTGGTGTTATTGTTACGAACGCCTCCGTGTAATTGAAGCCGGGATTTGTAACGACAATACTGTTCACTCGACCAGATGCTAAGACTGCAAATGCTGTGGCGCCTTCTCCGTCACCTGTTATAGTAACAGTTGGTATTTTTGTGTATCCGAAACCCTGATTTAAAACATTGATGGTTGCAATACCACCAGTTGTTGTGGGAACCTCTTCAAAATAAATTCCATTTCTTACCCCGGAAACGGCTGTTGGATCAGATTCAGAAAAATCTGGAGAACTATTTAAACCAGCGTTATAATAATTTCTCTGTAAGGGAACACCAAAATCAAAAATGTATGTTGATCTAGAATTTAATTTTGGATAGAATTTTTTCTGTAATCTTATAGAACATTCATTTGTTATAATAGAGGTGTCAGCACTTTGAATATAAGAAATTAATTCAGGAAGTTTAAAAACCGAATTGAATGTGTTGAGTGTATCTGATGAAAATTGGTTTATTTGTGTGAGAACCTGACCCTTAATTTGTCCACCAGTCAAAGTAGTTTTCTTTGGATCATATAAAACTTTTGTGTTTATGTTAACGTAAGTATAATCAGGATCAACAATTGTTGGTGTCACAGTAAGGACTGAAATTGGTCTGATAACTTCAGAAATAAGTCTTTCTTTTTGTGTTGGTGTCAATGTAAAACCGCCGGCTGGTTTAACTGCACAGAAAATTTGACCATAAACTGGAGGATCATTTTCTTCACCACCCCAAACAGATACGGAATCAATTGGTAAATTGGTAGAATTGTTTTGAATTAGATAGATGTAATCTTCTTTTGTCACAGCACGCCCTTGTGCCGCATATGCTTTAGGTGCAGTATATTTAATTGATTCGATTGTTTCTTTGTCTGAGCCTTGTGTTGCCGATGAAATAGATGTTACTACAGTATTGGAAAATCCACCAACACTAGACATAGATGTGAAAGAGTTTGCACCAAAGGCTGAGGTGCCAGATGTTGTAATGTATGTGAGATTAACGATGTTTCCGTTTACGAGAGATTGTCCTAATAGCCCGTCACCAAAATAAAGGTTATATTTTCCATTCATACCTTCTTCTAAGAAATATACAGTGCTTGATGGTGTTAAATTGATGTAGTTTGTTGAAAGATTATATGTTACTGACGCAGCATTTGAAGAAGATTCTTGCACAGAAACGATTAATGTAGATGTATCAACAGCGGAGTCTGGAATTTCAAATAATTGTTTTGGATTTGTTGTGCTATTGTATGTAAAACTGTATGATGATGCAATACCCTGTGAAATAATAATGTCGGTAAATGTTGCAGTATTTGAAGTTACGTTTACTGTTGTTGAGTCTGTTGTAAGGAATGTATAATTTACATCATCGATGGCTTCGGAAATGAAAGATGCGAACTTTGGTAAAGTAAGTGTAGGTGTTGTTACACCGTTTACTGTGATATGAACTAAAGCCTTTGGTGCAACTGCTGATTGTGGAATGTAATTTAATAGTTTAGCATGTGAAACGACAGAACCACGCTGAATAGCTGAGTCTAAGAACATTTCGTTTGCTACCATGTTTAAATAGTATGCATTGTACTGTGTATTATATGCCAATAAATCGACAAGAACAGAGAGTGCTGAACCATCAAAATTATAGTCTTTGAGTGTGTCTTGTTGAGATAGAAAAGCCTTTAAACTAGCTTTAATACCACCAAAATCAAGATTCGTAATCTGTAGGCCTGAATTAGCTGTTGCCATTATCGTGTTCTCTCAAGAATTAAATTGATTGCTGTGGGTTGTACATTATTTCCAATAAAAAACTCTATTCCCACACTGTAAGCATTGTTATCTACCTGTTCATCGATGGTGACCTGCACCAATCTAACCCTTGGTTCATGGTTATTGATAGTGGTTTCTATCTCAGTTTTTAAATCTCGTGCTGTTAAAAAATCAATTGATTCAAATAACAACTGTTCGATTCTACTACCAATGTTTGGTTGAAATGGTCTTTCATAATTTTTGGTCAAAAGTAAATAGCGGACAGAACGAATGACCGCCATTTCATCATAACTCAAGGCGATATCATTTCTACCAGGAGTCCTAGTGAAATTGAAATCTATATCTGAGTAAAGTTTTTTAAGTGTTTGTACCATTTTATTATTTATCGTAGGAGTAAAATGACTTTTTCAAAACCAAGAACTTGCGCTAAAAAATTCTAGGGCCGGAACAAGATTTTCGAAATTTTATGAAGTATTAGTGTTCGCAGTATTAGATGAAAGTTTTTGCTTATAACTGTCTGTACCTATGAGGTTGTTAATTAGATACAGTTGTGTATTTCCAACATTTTCCAAATTATCAACCTTATTAGAGTCTTCCAGTAATATTAGGCCTTGTTGATAAAAGTTCCAATCATGGAGTCTTCGTGTACTTAACATTCCACTCGCAGTTTGTAAGTGGGAAATTATCGAATTTGCTTGTGTGGTCGATATGTTTGATGCTAAATTTCCAGTGCCATCCAAATAAATTGAAGAATTCAGCGTTGGATAATCAGCAGTAATAATTACGTTATTTGAAGCAATCTCATCTCCCATGAATAAACTTGTCATGTTTCCTAGCAACGGAGTTGAATCTTGAATACCATCGGTGTTATTCAATAACATCAATAAGTTTTGTCCTACCTGTACAGCGGTATCATAGTCGGGATATTCGACAACAGGGGAACCGTCTTCTGGAACGGTAGATTCAGCTTTTGTCACACCAGCGACATTTGATGTATGTTGCTTGAATAAATTAATTTCGGATAAAAGTGTGTTTGCCGATGATTCTAATCCTGCTCCATTAGCCGTATCGTATGTAACAATCGTCACCATTACGTTGTACAAATTTTGTGTACTAGATTGAAGTTGATTACATACATTCAAAACTGGATTCTTGTAGTAATTTGTTGCAATGATTGTGCCATTGGCCAAGTCATTTTTTTGCCATGTCTCAAGCGATATGGGTTGTGTGTTTAGAAAGTTTTTCGTATCTTGACTCAAGTAAATTGCATCACCGAATTTACCTGTATCAAAACTGAAACTTAATCTGTTAAATACGTTTGCTCCTGCCATTCAAATCTCCATTATAACATTTTACGTAAAGGTGTGGAAGTTGGACCCTTTGGTGCTTTATGTATATGTGAATTGTATTGCATTCGCATAGTCATCATCGTACCTAAAGTATCTCTCACCATAGCACCCTGTGTGAGTGGTGTCCAAAGACTTACTGCTCCAAATATTGGTCCAAGAGTATCGATACCAAGATTTGAACTTAATTTCATGCCGGCTGTTACATTTTCAACCGCTGAAACTGATTGTTTCGAAATGATTGAGCCCGAAACATTTAAATCACTCTGTATATTAACGGCTTCAGCGGCTCTTAATGTGATTACACCCGTTGCGGTACCAGCAAAAAGTGAAATATCTCCACCTGATGTGATTTCAACCTTATCTGTCGAATTTACTTTTGTTTTACCATTCACTTGTTGATATGAATCACCTTCGACTTTACTGTATGCGTCACCTAGTACATGTACAACAGAGTCTCCGTTTATCGTAATGTTGCAGATACCCTTAATGAGAACATTATTATCATTTGCTATGATTTCATACTTATCACCTAAAATTTTAACGATTTGTTGACCGTTTGCTTGTATCTCAGTGAATGTGCCAGTTCTATGTTGAATACGCACTCTTTCGTATTCTGGTGTATCATCAAGTTCGATAAAGTGCCCAGACTCCGTACCAATTACTTTATTTAGTGGAGGAGAAGCATTCCAATCTGATGGAGGTTCATTCCATGAATAATCATCCGGTTTTGTGTCCAGAATTTGTTGGTCTAGTTGTGCTTGTGTTGCCATAATTAAATTCTTCCTGAATAAGAGTTCGGATTCAAAGTTGTTTCTGCCGTAGATACTAAGGTGGAGGCACTGGCGATTGTTGTTGTTGTATTAGCTATAGTTTTTGTAACATCCGAAATTAACACAGTTCCTTCGGTTATAAGTTGCGAGAAGGTACTGGTTTCCGAATCTACATCGGAGGTAAACACACCAGCCAAAGCGGCGTACAAACTAGCCAAACAATCACTGAATTGTTGAAGTAATCTAGCAGGCAGGCTTAAAAACCATGCAATTGTTTGTTGCACTTTTGCTATAAATTCCGCTATTGTTTTTATAACATTATTAATAAAGTCTAGTAATTCGTTAATTGTTTTTAAAATTCCACGTAAAACTTTAATAGCCGACAATATTTGTGTTGTTATTGGTGATGATGCCGCAGCACCGGACGTGAGAGCCTCAATTTTATTTCGTATTGCTTGAAATATTGTGGAATTTTTTAAAGCCTCAACTGCCGCCTGGTATTTTATTACACCTGGAATATCACAAACGTGTGCCCGTGAATTATCCGACTTTTCAATTCCTGTACCCTTATATGTATTCGATGGTGCGGAAGCCGTTGACTCACCTACACGTACCGGTTTCATTGCAGGTGTGTCAGTGTAAACAATAGGTGTTACTGCATCAGATTCATTTAGTGTTGAGTTGGTATATTTGGCTTTGGCGTAAAAACCTTTACCCTCAACAGCATCAACATCTTGCTGTGGTATAGCAGGAAATACACCCAGCATTGCTGGTGCTTGTGATGATAGGCCGTCCATAAAGAAGCCAAAAACATAATCACCTTCCATTGGTGCGGAAAATGTTCTAGAATCATTAACTGGATATAATGGTGTTGCCCAAGGTAACTCTGCTGTTGGAATTTCTTGTAAGTTATCTGTGTGTGAACCAAAAATTCTAACCTTACAACGACCAACATTTAATGGATCAACACGGTCTTCAACGACACCAATCCACCAAACGAAATCATCGTGCCCAATTCTATTTTTAAAATCTGACATTATACATCACCCTTTATTGCTTTCTCCATGTCACCAGAATTTGTATAAGTGTTCACTGATGCTCCGTAACTATCTTTTACAACTTCTAGTATAGATTCATATTTACCAAGATGGTCTATAATATGTCTAACAGCCGTAATCATGTATTTTCCAGAATTTATCGGATCAATTTCTCCAACATAATTTCCAGATCCATCAGCACTTCTTTTGGATGGTAAAATTATTTGAATTATCATTCCAACAGTTAAATTTGGATCGCCAGAAACGGATAATCTTATTCTCGAATAATGAGAAAGTGAAAGTTGTGCTGTTCGATTTGGCACATAATTTTCCACTCTTACATCATTTGCCACATTCCAAGGTTCATCACTGATACCTATTGACTTCTTTTGATTGGCATTTGAAGTCAATACCTTTAAAACCGCATCATAATTTTCATTTGCGGTTTTGCCTAACCTATTTTTAAGTTGTGGTATTATTGGACTATTATTTAAATTTTTAGATTTGTTAAAATACTTTAAGTAATCAAACACCGTATCTCTATAGGTTCTTGTCAACGGATCGATAGTAATTACTCTATTAGCAAATGCACCGGTTACAGTACCATATAAACTATCAAACGTATCTAAGAAAACGTATGATTTAATACCAACGATATCTCTGCCGAGTTCTCCTGTGTTTTGTAATTTGCCTAAATTTCTGGGAATATATGAGTACCTTGTGTATGCATTTTGTGTAAATAAACTTTGCAATGAATAAAAATTAAAACCTTCCGAATTTTCAAAGAATAAAAAATCTGCACCGTCTTTACCGACAGGTTTTGCATAACTTGCAAGCCAGTTAATAGCTTCAATTGGTTTCTTATATGGTATTACAAAATCATATAGCCCATCAGTCTCCTGCATTCTAATATATTTTTTATCAATTTTCAATTTATTATAAAGTATGTCATAAATCATATCTGAGATTTTTTTTCCAGAATATGATTTACTTATTTTAGTTTGTTCTGAAAGTAAAAGTTCTTCTGAGCAAAAATGTAATGTGTATGTTTCTGTCGAATTATTGTTCAAGATTCTTTCAGACACTCTGTAAATTCTAAAGTATTTTTCAGTCACATATTGTTCTGATACTTTTGTGGATTTTTTAAATTTAAGTTTTAAATAATCGAATCCTGTCATGGCAAGTCTATCAATTAGACTAATAGAATCTGTGATTAAAACATTACCACTCATTATACCTTTAAAAATATCTTCATAAAAAGATACTTCTATGAACATGTTTTTGAGGCTTGTTTTACCGGATGATGTAATCAAATATATTTCGTCAAGACTGAACTGGTCGGCTAAAACTAAACCAGCAGTTTGCACAGTTTCCTGTGGCTTAGGAGCAATAATAGACGATCCACCAGCAACTTCAATTTTATTCATTATTCAACTCTCATCAGAAGTTTAAGTTGTTCTTCCATCTCACCAATGTAGACCTCATTTAACAATTTTATTTGTCTTCTAGATTCATTCAAATCTTCTTCATAATCATATAATGTTACAATATTTTTTGTTGTTGATACAATACATTGTGTTCCGTTTGCAACTGGAGGATCCGGTATATCATATGTTACTGTAGATTCTGAAAGTGCATTATAAACACTTTGCGTTATAGATACTTTTTTTATCGTTGATATATCGGTTGTTTTATCTGTTGTTGTAACTACTTTTTCATATTGATAAACTGTTGTGTTTACGTATTCAAATGGTGTTTTATTCTCAGCTTCAGCTTCTGTTATATATTTTGCATCAATGTATTTTAGAAACGATGCATATGGCATTGGCCATTCCCAAATTGGATCTAAAATTTGATTTGAGAACAATACGATCCAGTATTTAAATGGATCACCATAATATTTGTCTGCAACGATTTCTGGTGTATCACCTTCTTGTATTGCATATTGATAAAAAAGCATTGGATTGTTTATCAATTCTTGAACCAGTGCGGCTCTAGTCAAAAGATTGGTCATCAATATTGGATAACCATTTTGGTCCGGAGTAACTATTTTAGGTAATGTGTCGAAATAATACATTAGAAACCTTCTCCAATTCTATTTTTATCAACAATGACAGTTTCTGTGAATTGAAGTGACATTCTTATTTGCACAGGTGATCCGTCATTAAATGTTGCCCATCCGTTTGGTCCATAATCTACTGATATATTTTCTAAAACACTACGACCTATTTTGTGTACGTATGGGTTTGCTTTTCCTTTGTACAAGAACTCTATTTCAAAAGGATATGGAACATCAACAAATAAAGATTCTGCAAAACCAAAAGAACCTTTTTTGATTTCAGGTGCGGCCGCAAATTTAAAAGTCTTGATGATTTTATTTACTGTTTCTGTTTCCTCTTTACTGTAGGGTGTAAACAAGAAATCGAATTGGAAAGACCTGAAATTTACTTGTTGAAATAAAACTTGTAACTGTGGATTAAATGCTTGACCCAATGATCTTAGCGCAAGTGGTTGTAAATCTCCACGCAAACCGAGTTTTGTACCTAAACGTCTTGCGGCCTCAGCCCTTAAATATGGATCATTAGCAACATTATTTCCAAACTTTTCAACAGAATCCCCTCTATTCTTAACTAAATCTACCAACGATGTACCCGCTTGTGCGAGAAAAAATGGTCTACCCAACGTTGAGGTAAGCCCAATTTCAGTGCTGTAATTTGTCGAATATTGTACATTCACTGTGTCTGGAATATACAATGAAATTGTTGCATGTTGTATTCTTTGAACATCAGCCGCAACCAATTCATTAACTGCATCTGCGGCAACTTTTCCAGCTTGCGACACTTCTCCCCCACCAAGCAATCTGCCCACCTCAACGGCTTTCGTGGCCGATGCTGGCTGAGCATTTGGATCCGGCTTCATGCTTGTAAATCTAATTACATGGCTTCTTGTCGGATCTGTACCCAAATTTCTTGGATATCTATAAGTTCCAAATTCATACTTATTTCCATACAGCAACTGGAGAGGACCGTTGATGGTACCTGGTACTGAAATACCTGCTATTGAGGTTGGGATAGATATTGGCATGGTTTTTTTTGTTATTTTAGAAAGGTAATATACATATTTATATGGCATACAGTGGAAGATTTACACCTCGGAACCCACAAAAGTATCGTGGAGACCCAAAAAATATCATTTATCGTTCGACATGGGAGTGCCGAGTGATGAACTGGCTCGACTCGAATGATACCATTATCGAATGGGGTTCTGAGGAGTTCTCTATACCATATAAATCTCCGGTAGATAACCGTGTTCACCGTTATTTTCCTGATTTTTACGTGAAAGTTAAGCAAAAAGATGATACAATCCGAGTGATGATTATCGAAGTAAAACCAGCAAAACAGACTAAACCACCAGAGAAAAAGAAGAAAGTCACAAAACAATACATCCAAGAGGTGGTTACTTGGGGAATCAACGAAGCAAAATGGAAATCAGCAACTGAATACTGTCTTGATCGTGGCTGGACTTTTAAAGTGTTAACAGAATATGATTTAGGATTAAAATGATTAGACTCCATGTATTGTCGGTTCCGCATACGGCATCGACAAAAGAGTATACGGTTTGTGCGTTTACTCAAAAAGTGATTAACTTCTGTAAAATGTACAAAGACATGGGAATGCATGTCATTCATTATGGTCGTGAAGATTCTGACGTTATCTGTGATGAACATGTCACTGTCACAACACGTGCATTGAACGAGAAGGTTTATGGTATATATGACTGGAAGAATCAAGGACTGAAATACAATCAGGAAGATGAAGTTTTTAAA